ACGGCAAAAAGAAAAAGAAAAAATAATGGATAGTGTTTTAGTCATAGCCTCCGCCTTGTTGCTGGGGCTCGCCACCGAAAGGAATCGCTCGCTTTGCGGGGTTATGTTTCTGGATTTTTTCGCGTGTTATTTTTTCATCGAATGGTCAATCTACAATCAAACCTTTGACAGTTTGGGGATATATTTTGTGCTCTTGTACATGGTCAAAGATTTGTTTATGGTTGTTTTGGCTGATAAATTTATAGATTTGCACAAAAAAAGAGCCGTAGACGTTTTTATTTGGTCACAGATGTACCATTTTGTCGTCTATATAGAATGGTTATTAAATGGTGGTGTTTTATACTCTCTTTACGAGTACGTAATGTTTGTTATTTGCGCCTACCAGTTGTACTTGATGACGTTAGGGGGAAAGCTTGAACGAGCTTTTAACATGGATTTGGAGCAATTTGGACTTGATAGTATGGTTTGGGGGCGGTATCTTTGTGATTGGCGCGTCATTCATCTACAAACGAAAGCGACAACTTGTCAAAACTCTCAAAGGCGAACACAGTGTCAAAGAATGAAATGACCGCACTCAAAGAAACCGTTAGTGATTTAACGGTGCTAATGGCCGATCAGGTCGGCCGCCAAGAAACTAGAGATGAGTTTGCGGTGGTTGAACGCACCGAAGTTAAAGAGTCGCTCAAAGAAATATCAAAGGCAATGGTGCAGTTCACCGCACAATCTGCCGTCAATGAGTCCCGATACCTAGCCATTTCTGAGCGTCAGATTAACGTGGAAGAAAGACAAACCATCAGTGAAAAAGACATTGGAAACTTAAAGATTGAATCTGTAGCAGCCCACAAAGACATTGCCGCACTAAAACAAAACATTACCGCAAAATGGGAAACCGCCGCCTTAATTGTAGGCACATTTATTTTGGCGGTTGGCGGCTTAATGGTCACGCTCGACAAGTTTGGGCTTATAGCTACCCCTTAATGCCCACCGCCAGAAACGAAAAACTGTTAGAATTACTCAAAGAATCAATATTCATTGATCGAAATAAACTCAAGGGTAGCATTGATATTTACACAGAAACGGGCCAGCGAATTGTTTTTCAGGCATATGGAAGTGACATAGAGGTGACGATTCATGAGTCAAAACGAGAGCGAGATACTGAAAACCCTGGATGAAATAGCCACCCTGTGTGACACAGACATCGCAGAATCCATGCTCAAATCCGCCCAAGCGCTCCCACATCAATACCAAAGAGACAATTTTGTCGCGGCACTCATTGCAGCGGCGTCCAAAACCGCGTATATAATAAGCGGTAGAGAGCCAACAATTATTATTTTAGACGATCTTATAGCCGGCATGGTAAGGACAGACAGTTGCATCAATTAAGTTATGAACAGTCAATTGGAAAAAGAGCGTGCCTTCATTGGAGAGTACGACTCAGAGAATAAGCCCCTCCACGAGGGCGACCTGGTTAAAATCTGGTTCGCCTCATGGACGATTGACGACAAAATAACTCCGGTCTATAAGATATACAGAATTACCCCTTGGACCAACAGACGAGTCCCTGGGGTGCTTTATCGATTAGGTACTACTGGCAGGGAATGGTCTGGAAACGGCGCTGTGAAGTATGACAAGCTGCCCCCTGGTGTTAATATGGAACAGACCATTACTCACGACGATAAGCCAATCGAAAAGCCAAGCTTTATGACTCGTGACGCTTTGGAGTGTCTAAACCTTCTAGCCAGCTAAGGAAAAGATTATGTCTGGACAAAAACAAATTTTATTCAATCAAATTGCGGCTGACGACACGTCAAAACAGTTTGTAAGCCGAATCAGCGGCCCCGCAATTGTGACTATCCGAGCGACTAGTTACGGCACCGGCACCATTACTATTCAAATGGCCGACCTGTCGGACGGTGCCACGCCAAGATTTGTAACACTCACTGATGGTACGCTTACAGCAGACGCCACTCTAAATTTAACCTTTTTGCCCGCTGGCCATGCCATTCAAGCTGTATTGGCAGGTTCCACCGCAGCAAGTAATGTTTATGTGAGCATCGCACAATAATGACTGACAATATTGTTCAAGATATTGTAGTTCCCGTTCTCGGCGCTGGGGGTGGCGGCTCTTTTATTGCGGAAGAAGCCAGCGCTAGAAGTACAGTAACTCAAATTTTAAGCGTTGATGATGTGGCGGAAGTGATTCTGTTTGCACAGGATCAAGTTACAAGCTCTGGTATTACCATTCTCACCAATAATCAATTTCAAATGGCCAGCCCTGGTGATTATGTAGCCAGGTGCAACTACCACATGACGCGCCAATCAGGCACAGGCTTTATTCGGCATTTTGTGTGGTACGAACGTGACACAGGCGGGGGTTACGCCGCAGTCACAAACAGCACAACATTGGAGTCAATGAATTCCAACGACGCCCCAGAGATTCACCCCGTCACCAAAGCGCTGTTATTTTTCACCACCACAGCCATTAACGAAAAAATAAGAATGAAACACCAAACAGACGTTGCCGCTAGAAATGTGGGCATTGAGGCCACAGCGTCGGGTGGCAGCGTTCCCAACGGGGTCGCAAGTATTGATATAACTGTGATTAGGTTGGCTTAATGGCTACAACAATAGCTTACGCCCAAAGCAATTTAGACCAGTTCATACAGGCCGCTGATACAGCAATTAGCGTGGAATTTGAACAGGGTCAAGTTACTCAAGGTGGAATAGTCTTTGAATTCACCTCTGGAAGCCCCTTTGGTGAGACTCGAATTGTATTCAATGAAACGGGCACATATCTGATTACAGCCGATGCGCTTATATCAAGGCTTGATGCTACAACCGATATGAATTTTTTCATGTGGTACGAGATTGATACAGGGGGTGGGTTCGCTAAAGTTTCAAACGTGACCATGCACGAAATATTGGGCTCATTGGACGACGACGAAGTACATCCCGCTTCATTGCCCGCATTAAAGCTAAGCGTGTCCTCAGCCGGTGATAAATTACGCATTAGGATGCAAGCCGACCTGTTAAGAAATTCAGGCATACTTGAGGTGAGCCTAACCGATCAACCAAGCATGGCCACACCAGCCCCGGCTATTACCGTAGCGGCCATCAAAACAAGCTCAACACCATAATGGATAATCTTATTCAAGAGATCATAGAAGGCTCTGGCTGCACTGATGATCTAGTGAGCGTTGCTGCTTCTGCCAAAAATTCAACTACTCAAAAATTAGGCGCTGATGACGTTTCGGCGTTAATCAACTTTGCGACTGATCAAGTTATAAGCTCTGATGTACGAATTAACAGTAATAACGAGTTTGAATTCCTCACTATTGGCGATTACCAAGTAAGGCTCCAGCTTAATGCCACGATGACAGTAGGTGGAGGATTTTCACGCTGGTTTGTTTTCTACGAATTAGATACTGGCGGCGGGTTCGCAAATATCGCCAACATGACAAGCATGAAAAGCTTCAACACAGCCGATGCGGGGGAGAGTCGACCCGTAACAATGCAGACGCTGATTCTAAATGTGACCGTGGCAAATACCAAACTCAGAGTCAGGCAGCAAACAGATAACGCCAGTGAAAGTGTTGGTATAATGGCCTTCACAGCGGGGGGAATTATCCCTAATAATGTCCCTAGCGCTCAAATTGATATTGTGAAAGTGAGCCCTGCATGACAGATAACATAATCGGAAACATTGCTGATCCTATTATCTGCACCGCGGGGGCAGCTTTTGAGCCCACTATTGCTAAAGCTTCCAGTGAAGTAGACCAGCAATTAACCACCAATAATGTCTCTGAAATCGTGGAATACGAGGCAAACAAAACCACTACAGCCGATGTTATTTTCAATACTGACAACGAAATCGATTTTCTAACGACCGGCAAGTATCAAATTCTGTTCAATTGTCACGTCAAGATGAATTTAGCCACGGCCCAGGTCCAATGGTATTTGTTTTATGAGATTGATACGGGGGGTGGTTATGCGAATATCGCTAATTTCACCTCAAATAGAACGTTCAATTCAGCGGATTTTGACGAAACCAAGCCCGTTACCATGCAGCCCCTATACCTCACGGTTACCGCGGTTAATACGACCTTGAGACTTAGACACCAAACAACCAATGTAAGCAGGCAGGTTCGGCTAGAGCACGCCGCGGTCTCCGCTAATACACCCGTTATTGTGCCAAGCACTAACCTACTCATTATCAAACTGGGGGAGCTATGACGCGGAGAACCCAAGGCTTTTTTCAGAGTGAAGTGGATCAATTTGTGCAAGTAATAAACACGGCACAGAATGTGGACTTTGCGGAAGTGCAAGACATAGTCGGTGGCCTAGCTGTAGTCAGCAATGATCAAATAGAATTCAACGAGATAGGTAAATTCCTGGTCTGGGGTCAAGCCCATGTAGGCAGAGTCAGCCCCACAGGTTTTGAGCAATTACATTTATGGTGGGAGCACAATAACGGCGGCGGCTATGCGGCTATCGTGTCTGGAATTGTCAAAGAAACAATAGACACCACAGACGAGGACGAAATACACTCATGGGGATTGGCACCCTTCGTGGTGAGCATTAACCAAGTAACGGAGCGAGTAAGGCTCAGAATGCAGGCTGATCTATTGGTGCTAAGTGGTGTATTTGATATAAACTCTAGTGAGGTTCCCACGATACCAACGAGAGCCCCGGCAATCACACTCAATGTACTCAAAATAAGCGATACACCATAATGCCAAAACATACACCGATAAAACGTCTAAGCAAGGGGAAAGCTGTAAAAGCGCCCTCAAAGAGTAAGCCAGCAAAGAGGCCATCGGGCCGACGCAGATAAGATTTTAAGCCAATCGTCCAAGGCTCTAAACGGAACGCGATTAACTGGAGGAGCAGGCATGGCAGGCGGAAGACCCACCAAGTACAATTCTGAGGTGCTGAAACAAGCACAACACTACCTAGAGAACTATGAGAAGGCCGGCGACGTTATACCTAACAACGCTGCCTTAGCGTGTGAGCTGCACGTTTCTCGATCAACTATATATCTTTGGGCTGAAGAGCATGAAGAGTTTTCGGACATATTAGACGATATTCAAGCAACCCAAGAGCGTGTATTGGTAGCTAAGGGCCTCACAGGGGACTTTAACAGCGCTATAACGAAGCTCGTAATGGGTAAGCATGGGTATCATGATAAGGCAGACAACACGCTGTCAGGACCTGGTGGAGGTGATATAAAGCAGGACATTGTTGTTGAGTTTGTGGGGGTGCCAAAATAATGGCTAACAATACAGATCAGCAAGTAAACGAAGCCATTAACATGTGGTGTGCCTCGCAAGCTATGGATGTAAGTGGCCGCACCATTGTGGTGACCGTAGTTATAGCGTTAGCGGGGTTCTTGTTTCTCGGGAGTAAGTATATGTAGTGGTGTTAGTAGCTCAGCCTGGTAGAGCGATTCTATGCATGAAGGGGTCGTAGGTTCAAATCCTACCTAGCATCACTTCAAATACAGACTTAACAACAAACAAAAGGTGAAACTATGAATTTTGGCGAAGCAATTGTACAACTCAAGGCAGGCGCAAGAGTCGAGCGTGAAGGATGGAATGGGAAAGGTATATTTATTGAGCTTCAAGTGCCTGATGAAAACAGCAAAATGAGCAGCCCGTACATCTTTATTGATACGACTGGCTTGCAGAGTGACAATGAAGCGGCCCCCAGAAGTTTGGTGCCCTGGCTGGCTTCGCAAACTGACATGCTGGCAGATGATTGGCTGGTAGTTCCAGGGATCTATTAACGCTTGAAAATACAAGTCCCCCAAAAGTTTTACCCCATGTTCAAACCCAAACGGATCAAGGTGTTTTATGGGGGTAGGGGAGGCGCCAAAACAGAATCATTCATTCGAGTAGGTCTGGTTAAAGCTTCAGCCGAAGGCAAGCGCTTCCTGTGTATGCGTGAGTTCATGAATTCAATTGATGACTCCGTACATGCCGCAATCAAAGCAATCATTGAATCTGATGGCCTACAGGGCTTTGAGGTATTCAATAACCGCATTGAAGGGCCAAAGGGTTCTGTATTCAAATACGCTCAATTAGCGCGCAACCTATCATCAATCAAGTCTAAATACGGCTTTGACGTGGCTTGGGTGGAAGAGGCCGAGACAGTCAGCGAGGAATCAATCGACTACTTAGAGCCCACCATTCGAGCCGATGGCTCTGAGCTGTGGTATTCATTCAACCCAGTTCGAGAAGATGGCGCGGTATATTCCCGTTATGTGCTTCCCCATATCGACCAGATAAATGCCCACGGCTTCTACGAGGACGACGATCTATACGTCTGCAAGGTGGGCATGGAAGATAACCCATGGGCGCCAGAGGAATTGGTCAGGGCCTCAGCCAAAATGAAGGTAGAGAACTATGATCATTGGGCGCATATTTGGGGTGGCGAGCCTCGCCGTGATCTTGATGACGTTGTTATTCAACCAAAGTGGATTGAGGCGTCAATTGATGCCCACAAGAAAAAAGGTTTCAAAGCCATGGGAATCAGAGTGTTAGGCTTTGACCCAGCGGATATAGGCGACGATGCCAAGGCCATAGCTCTACGGCATGGCTCAGTCGTGGAAAATGTTGAACAATGGTCTAAAGGAGATGTGAGTGATGCGATTGATAGAGCTTTTGGTCTTGCCTTTGATCTTCGTGCTGATCATATTGTTTACGATTCTATTGGAGTTGGTGCCGCCATTAAAGTCGGCCTTGATAAAAGAATTGAAGGCAAAGGGATATCGGTCACCGGGTTCGGGGCCGGTGACAGGGTGGACTACCCCACAGAGAAATACAACGATGACCGACCCAACGCCCATGTGTTCAAAAACAAGAAAGCACAATACTGGTGGTATCTCAGAGACAGATTTGAAAAGACGTACATGGCTGTCGAAAAAGGTATGTATATCAATCCCGACGAAATGATTTCCCTTAGCTCAGAGATTAAAGACCTTAAGCAATTAAAGGCCGAACTCTCGAGAATTGAACGCAAAAGGGGCGCAAACAGTTATATTCAGTTAGAATCTAAGCCAGAAATGAAGAAACGGGGTGTTAATTCACCAAACATGGCAGACGCCTTGGTGATGGCCTTCGCTAACCCGCCCCCTCAAAAGAAAATGCGCGAGCTTAACTTTAAGAGTGAATGGTAATGGCCGACATAGCAGATAAAGCAGACTTCAAAGACCCTGAGCAAATCGCCACCAAAAATAAAGAAAAGGTACATGGTGAAGCCATGCGCCGCTTTAGTGATACTCAGGACGCCGATAGAACAAACCGCAAAAATGCGGTGGAAGATATTAAATTTGCCCAGGTCAAAGGCGGTCAATGGGAAGATGATGTTAGAGAGTCACGCCGAGACAGACCGCGCTATGAATTCAATAAGATAGCCGCCGCTATTGATACCATTGTGGGTGATCAGCGCCAAAACGAAATCAGCGTGAAAGTCCAAGCCATGACTGGGGACGATAACGCAAAGATAGCCGATGTGTTCAATGGTTTGATTATGAATATTGAGCAAATCTCACACGCTAGAGACGCCTATGACCGCGCATTTGATGAATGTTTGAACGGTGGTTACGGTGGCTGGAGGGTTGTTACTGAGTTTTCAGATGACGACTCATTCGAGCAGGATATTAAGATTGAGCCTATTAATTCAGCAACCACCTCATTATGGTTTGATCCTGGTGCTCAGAAATATGACAAGAGTGACGCCCTATTTGCCTTTGTGACGCGTGACATGCCAATCGAAGTGTATAAGGCCAAATACCCC